CCGCAAGAGCGGAATGAAGAAGAGACTTACATCAGCAAAAACTGCTAATGACCCAAATTCTAGGATTAATAAAAGTCTTAGAAAATGGAATTGTTAATGGATGCAGTTGAATTTTTAAGCAAACTTAGAAAAACTTTAAAAGAGTCTTATCAAAACATTGGAGACAATATGATCTCTGGTGGTGTTGACAACATGGAAAAATATAAGTATTTGTTGGGTCAGGCGCATGCCTACCAATATATAGATCAGGAAATCTCTAACCTGCTAAACCCGAAGGAGCAAAAAAATGGAAGACCAGAAAGCGGCGACAATGTCGTCAAATTCGAACCAGGAAGTACCGAAGATTAAATTAGGACTTCAGGAAAAATATGAACAAGAAGCTAAAGAAGAAAAACTAAAAGCTTCAGAACCACTTAATCCAGAAAATATTAAAGGCGTGGTAGATGAACTACCAGAACCATCTGGATGGAGAATATTAGTTTTACCTTTTACACCTAAAGAAAAAACTAAAGGTGGATTAATTATCGCACAAGAATCATTAGACCGATTACGAATCGCAACCAATTGTGGTTACGTTTTAAAAATGGGTCCATTAGCATACCAGGACAGAAAAAAATTTGAAACAGGTCCTTGGTGTAAAAAAGGAGATTGGGTGATCTTTGCAAGATATGCAGGATCACGTTTACCAATAGAAGGCGGAGAAATCCGAATTCTCAACGACGACGAAGTTTTAGGAACCGTACAAAATCCTGAAGCTGTGTTGCATTACATTTAACATAGGAGGAGACTATGCAAGAAGAAAAAGACACACCTATGGTGGATATAGATACTTCTGGTCCAGGAGCAGACATCGAAATTAATGATGATGCCCAACAGCAAGAAACAGTTGCTGTGGAACAAGAAGTAAAAGAAACACCAGAAGTAAAAGAAGACCCTAGTACCTCGCCGCAAGCAGCGAGTGACGAGAAGCCAGAGGCTAAGACAGAAGAACAGAAAGACGAATTAGAAACTTATAGTAAAGATGTGCAAAGACGAATTGCTAAACTAACTAAAAAATGGAGAGAAGCAGAACGTCAAAAAGAAGAAGCAATTAATTATGCTAGAGTCCAAAAGGAAACTGCGGAAAAACTAAGCAAAAAATATTCTTCTTTAGAAACCACTAGCTTAAAAGATAGAGAAGCTAAATTAGTAGCTGCAATGCAAGGTGCAAAAGCTAGATTGGCTCAAGCTAGAGAAGCAGGAGATATCAATGCCGAAGTAGATATCCAAAAAGATATTTCTCGTCTTGGATATGAAGAAGCTAGATTGTTAGAAATGAAAGCTGCGCAAGAAGAAATGGTATCACAAAAAGAAGAAACCATTCCTACGATGCAAAATGTGAACGTTCCTAGACAACCTAGTACGGTAGTTCCTGATGAAAAAGCAGAGTCTTGGGGTGCTAAAAACCGATGGTTTGGTACCGATAAACCAATGACTTACACTGCTTTTGACATACATGAAACGCTAGTAAATGAGGAAGGATATGATCCATCTTCGGATGAATACTACTCTGAACTTGATAAAAGAATTAGAGTTGCATTTCCCACTAAATTTGCTAATAATGAGGCTATTACAACGGCGGAATCGACCAAACCGACACAGATAGTAGCTGGAGCAAAGCGAAGTGTAAAACCAGGTCGCAAAACTGTGAGACTCACCCCTTCTCAAGTTGCTATTGCTAAAAAATTAGGAGTGCCATTAGAAGAGTATGCGAAACAATTAAAAATCACGAAGGAGGTTTAAAGCATATGGAAAACGATAATAATATTAAGACCCCACGTGCGAGTCAAACTAGAGTTTCTGAAAAGAGACCTCAAACTTGGACTCCACCATCATCTTTAGATGCACCACCTGCGCCAGACGGTTATAGGCATAGATGGATAAGAACTGAAGTTCTCGGATTCGACGATACGAAGAACATGTCAGGTAAATTACGATCAGGATGGGAACTCGTACGAGCAGACCAATATCCAGATCATGCTTATCCTCAAATTGCTGAAGGCAGATACGCAGGAGTGATCGGAGTTGGCGGCCTTGTGTTGGCAAGGATACCGGAAGAGGTTGCAAAAGCCAGAGAAGCTTACTACGCAAAACGAAGTAAGGATTCTGACGACGCAGTAAACAACGACCTTATGAAGGAACAACACCCAAGTATGCCTATCAATAATGAGAGGCAAACTCGTGTAACTTTTGGTGGTACAAACAAAAAATAATTTTTTTGTAATATCAACAAAGTAAACCTAAAACTTAAACAAGGAGTAAAAAATGGCTAATGAAAGTAGCATCGGATATGGTCTAAGACCTATCGGAAAAGTTGGTCAGAATAATGATAAACAAGGTTTAAGTGAATATGCAATTAGTGCAAACACTACTTCTGCAATCTACCAAAACGATCCAGTTAAACCAACTGTGAACGGAACAATAGATGTAGCAGCAGCTGGTGATCAACTAATAGGTTCACTAAACGGTATATTTTATACTGATGCAACTAACCAAAAACCAACTTGGGCAAATAATCTAGCAGCAAATAATGCAGCTACTGATATTGTCGGGTTTGTAAGTGACGATCCTTATGAAAGGTTCGAAATAAGAAGCGCTGGTACAGTGACTCAAGCAAGTGTTTTCCTAGTAGGAGACATTTCTTATGTTGCGGGTGTTTCACCTAACTTCGTATCAAGAGTTAAGTTGTCCGCAACTTTAACTTCTGGTGCGTCAGCTCAGTTGAGAGTTGTAGGTATTTCAAAAGATCCAAAAAACAGTGACACTTCGAAAGTAAATCCAAGTGTTGTTTGTGTGATCAATGAACACCTATATCTTGATTCTGGTAACGGTATATAAGGAGATAACTTATGGCTATATCAAGAGGACAACTAGTTAAAGAACTAGAACCAGGTTTGAACGCATTGTTCGGTCTGGAATATAAAAGGTACGAAAATCAGCATGCTGAAATTTTTGATACAGAAAACAGCGACAGAGCTTTTGAAGAAGAAGTAATGTTATCTGGTTTCGCAAATGCAGAAGTTAAGCCAGAAGGTTCTGGAGTGACTTTTGACAATGCTCAAGAAACTTTCACTGCTAGATATACGCACGAAACAATTGCTTTAGCATTCGCGATCACTGAAGAAGCGATCGAGGATAACTTGTATGACAGACTTGCGTCTAGATATACAAAAGCTTTAGCAAGATCTATGGCAAACACTAAGCAAGTAAAAGCTGCAAACGTTTTAAACAACGGTTTCAGTGCTAGCTATGCTGGTGGTGATGGAAAAGCGCTTTTAGCGACTGACCACCCAACTATTGCTGGATCTTTCTCAAACGAGTTAGCAACTTCTGCTGACTTGAACGAGACTTCATTAGAACAAGCTTTGATTGACATTGCTGCTCTAACTGATGAAAGAGGTCTAAAAATTGCTGCTAGAGGAGTAAAAATGATTATTCCTTCTGAGCTTCAATTTACAGCTGAAAGATTGATGAAATCTGCTCAAAGAGTTGGAACTGCTGACAATGATATCAACGCGATCAAATCTATGGGGATGATTCCTCAAGGTTATGTAGTAAACAACTACTTAACTGATACTGACGCGTTCTTTATCAAAACAGACGTGCCAAACGGTATGAAAATGTTTGTTAGAGCGCCTATCAAAACTTCAATGGAAGGTGACTTTGACACTGGTAACGTTAGATACAAAGCGAGAGAGAGATACTCTTTCGGTTGGTCTGACCCAAGAGGAATCTTCGGATCACCAGGTGCGTAATATCTAATTGATATTATACATTTAATATTTGGAAGGGCTCCTTTACGGAGCCCTTTCTTTTTGATAGAAAGGATGAACCATGATGAAAAACTTCTTAGTCAAAATCAATGCATACGGATACAGAGCCAATTTTAACATTGAAGCTATTGATACCCCTAAAAGTATTGAGTCCGCTATCCTTGACAAAATAGGAAAAAAAGATATAACATTTACTCCTAATGGTACCTCATCTAGAGTATGCCATTTAACCTACGAGGAGATTGTACATGGAGAACAATCACATCAAGGATCTTTACCAAACAAAAAGATCGCTTGAGTTAGAGTGGGAGCAGGACCATATTAATAATGGTAGATATACCATCAATATGGTTAGGATTGATGAAGAGATTAGAAAAGTTATCAGTCATATTAAAGTGGCTGAAGCTAAAGAAGCTCTACTTCAATCAAAAATAGAGGATGCTGCTCCTGAATTTTCAATAGCTGGTTAAATAAACCAAGCTATATATCGCTGGAATCTATTTTCCTTATAAGGACACCTTGCACTTAATTAAAAATTAGTCTATAAAATAGTTACTATACATAAAAATATTCTGCATAGACGCGTATAGTCGACAGCCTAGAGACTATGTGGAATTAACTAGGAGGATATAACTATGGCAAACACAACTTTTACAGGTCCAGTAGTAGCCCTTAATGGGTTTATTGGTGGTCCAAACGTAAACGTAAGCAAAGCAAATGACACTGAACAAGGTGGAAAAGTAGCGTTTACAGTTTCTAATGCATCAACTGTAATTATTGCAACTGGTCAAGAAGCTGGAAGAACTTTAAGCGCTGTTGGAAACACTGGTGCTTTTATTTACGTTGCAAATGGTTTTTCTAATGCTGCAACTTATGCTTTTTCTAATGGTACAACTTGGAAAAGAGTACAAGACGGTGCAGACATTTCAACAAGTGCGTAATTAAAAATTATAGAAGCTCCTTCGGGAGCTTCTAATTAAGGAGAATAAAAATGGGATCATTTAAAGGTGATATACAAGCAACTAGAATTGCAGCTGCTACATCAAATGTAATAATAGCTCCTCCAGTTAGAGTAAGAGGAATTATTATTGCTGGTTTAGCTACTTCTGGTTTAGTTGAATTAAAAACTACTAGTGCAACTGGAAGCACACTATTTACAGCTGATGTTCCTGCTGGAGATGTAATTAACTTTTCATTTCCTGAAGATGGAATATTATTTCCTAAAGGTGTTTATGTTTCTACTTTTACTGTTGCATCAGTAACTTTATTAACTGACAAATATTCAGGACCAGGTTTAACAGCAGGGTAGGAGGCTAAATGGCTAACACTACTTCCGGTACATACGTTTTTGATAAAAATTTTTTTATTGATGATGTTATAACTGAAGCTTATGAAAGAATAGGTCTAGTAGATATGAGCGGTAATGATATTAAAACCGCAAGAAGATCTCTAAATATATTATTTCAAGAATGGGGAAATAGAGGATTAAATTTCTGGGAAATAGGAAATAATTCTATTACACTTGTTCAAGGTCAATCTACATATACTATGTATAGATCTACTTCAGATGGTACTTCTTCTGCTACTGCTATTTATGGCGTAGCTGATGTATTAGAAATGGTGTATAGAAATTCATCTAGCGTTGATTTTCCTTTAACTAAAATAGATAGATCTGCTTATCAAGGATTATCTGCTAAAACACAACAAGGAACTCCTACTCAATATTTTGTTCAACGATTTATAGATAAAGTAACTGTTACTTTATATCTAACTCCAGGATCTACTGAAGCTGGAAATTTTATTAATTTTTATTATGTAAAAAGAATACAAGATACAGGAGCATATACTAATGCAACTGATGTTCCTTATCGTTTTATTCCATGTATGTGTTCAGGTTTAGCTTATTATTTATCTATCAAAAGAGCTCCACAAAGAACACAAGAACTAAAATTATTATATGAAGATGAATTACAAAGAGCATTAACAGAAGATGGATCTTCTACTAGTGCTTTTATAACCCCTAAAACTTATTACCCGAGTGTATAATGGCAAATTTATCTAGAGGAAAATATGCTCAATTTATTTCAGATAGATCTGGAATGGCTTTTCCTTATACAGAAATGGTTACAGAATGGAATGGAGCCAAAGTTCATATTTCAGAATACGAACCGAAGCAACCACAATTAGAACCTAAACCAACTACTACAGATGCACAAGGATTACCTGATGCAAGGCCAGATAGAGTAGAGCCTCCTGTAATTGTATTATTAGTTTTTAATCCATTTGAAACTATTAAATATGCGGGAAACACTTATATTAATGTTAATTCACAAAATCATGGATTGACTACAGGTACTACTGTACGATTTAGAGGTATGGTAGGAAGTCCGCCTACACCTCCTGTAGTTCCAGATCCAACTAACAATAATAATTTAAATTATTTTCAACCCATTCCTACTTTTGATGGAGTAAGTGATATAGATGATTCTAATGGTTTTATTATTACCGTTGGAAAAATTAATTCTTCTGGTATTGTAGGAGATACTTTAAATTATTTTTATTTCCAAAGTTCTGATACAGCTACTAGTGGAAATATACAAGGAGGAGGAGTTGGTTGTAGTTCAGGACCAGTTACTTTAACACCATAATGACATACGCAGAATTAGTACAAAAAATTAGAGATTATTGTGAAGTAGATTCGAATGTATTTACATCTACTATTGTAAATGGATTTATATCAGATGCTGAATTTAGACTTTTACGAGATGTAGATACAGATAGTAATAGAAAATATGCAACAGCAACTTTAATCTCTGGACAAAGATTTATTGATGTACCAACTGGTACATTAGTTATTCAAGGAGCCCAGATTATAGACGGTTCTAATAGAGAATATATGGAAGTTAGGGATCCTAGCTTCATGTCTGAATATAACTCGTCCGGAGCTACTGGAGAGCCTAAATACTATGGAATGTGGGACGAAGATACCATTGTTTTAGCTCCTACTCCTGATCAAACGTACACTATTCAGATAAATTATATCTTGAAACCAACAGGATTATCAAGTAGTACTAGTAGTACATACTTAAGTGAACGATTCCCAAATGGCTTATTGTATGCATGCCTTATAGAAGCTTTTGCGTATTTAAAGGGACCAAATGATCTCTTGCAATTATACGAACAAAAGTATAAACAAGCACTAGAAGGCTTCTCAATTGAACAAATGGGAAGACGACGAAGAGATGAATACCAGGAAGGTGTTCCTCGAATTGGTAAACAATAGGAGATAAAACATGGCAATAACACAAGCGATCGCTAACTCTTTTAAAAAAGAACTTTTAGAAGGTGAGCATAATTTTAAATCGTCTGGTGGTGATGTATTTAAACTAGCTCTATATGTTTCCACTGCAACTTTAAACTCGGCAACAACTTCATATACAACAACTGGTGAAGTAAGTGCGTCTGGTCAATATTCTGCAGGAGGAGGAACATTAGTAAACGCTGGTACTTCCATCACAACTGGTACAGCAAAAGTAGACTTTAACAATTTATCATTCACAGGAGTTACTCTTACAGCAAGAGGTGCTTTGATTTATAATACTTCAGCAACTGCTACTAACGCAGCTGTTGCAGCATTAGATTTTGGTGGAGATAAAACAGCTACTTCCGGAACATTTACAATTCAGTTTCCAGCACCAACAAACAGTTCAGCGATTATTAGAATCTCTGGTTAATAGGAGTAATTTCCTATGGCCAATTCTTGGGGCGAACTTAGTTGGAGTACTGGTGCATGGGGCGAGCAGAATGATATTACTGCTTCCTTAACTGGCATAGCTTTAACTGGAACATTAAATTCAGTTGCTACTGCTATTGATGTAAATCCAATACCAAATAGTTTTCCTTTAAGTTCTTCTAGTGGAAATATTTCTCCTATAATAACTGTGGATGTTTTTCCTGTTGGTAATTCTTTATCTATTGCTGAAGGAAATTTAGATGCAGACCCAGATGCAAACATAACTGGAATTCAATTAACTGCTAGTTTAGGAACAGGAACCCTTGCTTATAATTTAACTGGATGGGGAAGATATCTATGGGGAGAATATATTTGGAATGGAACAGGTATTTGGGCAAATGTAGACGTAACAGGAATAGAACTAACTGCTAATCTTGGATCTATTGTAGAAGTAAATGCATCAGCAGAGGTAAATCTAGTAGGAAGTTCTTTATCTATCGCTGAAGGAAATTTAGACGCTAACCCTGATGCAAATCCTGTAGGAATACCATTAACAGCAAGTCTAACAGCAGTCTTTGCGTTTACTAATGTAAATGTTGATTTAACAGGAATAGAATTAACCGCTAGCCTTGGCTCTATTGCAGAAATAAATGGAACAGCTGTTGTTGATATTAATGATCCTACAGATGCATTTTCATTATTAGCACAAGAAGGATTCATAGACGCAGATCCAGACGCTAACCCTGTGGGAGTAGCTATGACAGCTGCTTTAAGTTCAGTGACCCCTTTGGGAGACGCTAATGTAGATTTAACTGGTTTTGCTATTACAGCTTCATTAGGAACAGCAGTATTAGTACCTAGTAAAGAAGTAGATCTATCTGGATTTGCTTTAACTATGGCATTAAATAGCGTTGATTATGACGCGGATGGATTTGTAGAATTAACTGGAAATTCATTGACAATTTCTCAAGGAACAGTATATAACCTAATATGGAATGAAGTAGATACCGGCACAGTCGTTCCATGGACAGAAGTTGACACGGCCGCATAAATGATTAATATAATTAAATAAGGAATAAAAATTTATGGCATCAAGTTATTCAACAGATTTAAAATTGGAGTTAATGGCCACTGGTGAAAAAGCCGGTGAATGGGGTACAATTACCAATACAAACTTAGTTATTCTTCAACAAGCTATCGGTGGTTATGAATCAATTACATTAAATAATACTACTGGAGCAACTTTAACTTTCACTAATGGTGCATTATCTAATGGAAAAAATGCAACATTAAAATTAACTGGAACATTAGCAGCAGATGTTAACGTTGTCGTTCCAGATGGAATTGAAAAAACTTATAATATTATAGATGGTGTAGATCATGCTGGATACCAAGTTACATTTAAAACTTCTTCAGGAACAGGAATTAAATTAGCAGAAGGAAATAAATATGTTTTATATTCTGATGCAACTAATGTAGAAAAAATTTCAGAACAACAAGTATGGAGAGCAATCACTGGTGCAGAAACCGTTCAAGCTGGTGCAGCTATTTTAGCTAATACCAATGGTGGAGCATTTACTTTAACTCTTCCAGGTTCTCCAGCGACAGGAGATCAAGTTTCTGTAATCGACCAAGGATATGATTTTAACACCAACGCATTGACTATAGGAAGAAACGGATCTAATATAGCAAATGCAGCAGCAGATCTAGTTATTAATACACAAGGTGCAGGTTTCACGTTAGTGTATTCTGGTGACGCAACTACTGGATGGACTTACAAGGAGAAATAGAACATGGCTAATTACGAAGCAACTAGATATGATTTTGATGGAGCAAACCTTACAGGTATTGAAGGTATTCCTACAGGAACTATTACTCCATGGTCACAATCAACTGCACCAACAGGATTTTTAGAATGTGAAGGATCAGCAGTTTCAAGAACCACTTATGCTGCTTTATTTGCAGTTATAGGAACTACTTATGGAGCAGGTGATGGATCTACTACTTTTAATGTTCCAGATTTAACGGATAAAGTTGCAGTACACAAATCAAATAATAAAACTTTTGCAAGTTCAGGCGGAGCAAACACAGTTACTCCAACTGGAAATATATCTGGATCAACAGCTAATGCTACCTTATCTGAATCACAACTAGCTTCACATGCTCATAACATAGCAGCTGGTAATGGATCAACTGATCAACCAGGTGTTCCTTTCGTAGGTGCCCAAGGTTATCCAGTTACTAGAGCTACTCAAAATTCAGGAGGAAATGGTGGTCACTCACACAATATGTCTGCTAACTTTACAGGAAGTGCAAATTCAGTATTACAACCATATTTAACATTAATTTATATTATTAAAACATAAGGAATAAACATGGCAACAAATTCAAATTGGACAGTAGTTTTTGAAGATAAAAAAATCACTAAACAAAAAGGAGATGCAGCAGGAACGGCTTATAAAATTTCTGATGATGCATTTTGGTCTCAACCTAAATTTTCTAATATTTGGGCTATTCAATATGGAGCCACAGTACCAACAGATGAAGTAGAGTATAGAGATACTACCCCACATAGCACTTTTTCATCTGCTAATTTAGGTGATTTTAATGATTTCATAAATAAATGGGATTCGGCTCATTTATCTCAGTTACAATCTGATTGGGATGCTGATCCTAGAGTAGAATCAGAAAAAGGACCAAGACCTACTTCTTATTCCTCTCTCTAGACAATTTTATATTCTTTGCTATAGATTATCTACAACAAAGAATAATGATAAAGATTGTAAATATTTTTCCTAATTATATAGCAATTAAAAATATAGATTTAAATAAATTTAAAATTAATAATAAAGAATTTAAAAGAAGTTTTGAATCTAAAATAAAAACAACTTTAAATACTCCTAATTTATTTTTACCGAAGGATATAAATTACTTTAACATACAGTTAACTGATGTGTTTTCAAATATATTTAAGTTATTAAATTATAAAACTTTTGTATTTAACGTCACAAGCATTTGGATGAATATTTATGATAAAAATGATTTTCAGGGAACACATGTACATCCTTCTGATTATTGTTTTATTTTATATTATGATGTAAAAAAATCATTTACTGTATTCAATTCTCCTGTTAAAGATTTATTAGAATTTAAAGATACCACTGTTTTTCAAAGAGAATATGAACCAAATTGTAATAAAGGTGACCTATTAGTATTTCCTGGTTATATGCAACATTGGGTTAAATCGAATTCAAAAGCTAAAACAATTGCAGGAAATATAGAAATAATAGATTTAAAATAATATATCTTCCCTCTTTCTCTAGACAATTTTTATAAAAAGAATATAAATTTATAATCATAAAGTTATGAAATTAGAAGATGCAATAGTTGTATTAAATAATTTGGTTAATAAAGATTTTATTGACTTAATAAAAAAATACATAGATAAAAAATCAATTAATAAACTACCTACAGTTACAGGAGATATAAAACATAGAAACGTATTTGGGCATATTTTGAAAGATAATAGTATATCAGACAAAATTTTTTTTAAACATATAGATAGAATTATTAAACAACATTACTCCCACTATAAATTTAAATTTCCATATTTAATGACAAGTAGATTACAACAAATAGATTTATTAAAATATGAAATAGGTGGAAAATATGATATTCATACAGATCATTTTTATGCTGGTCAACGTACACTCACTTTTATTCTAAATCTAAATGGAGATTATGAAGGAGGAGATTTTGTTTTTTATAATCAAGATAATACGGAAATGAAAAGAGTTAAATGTACAGCAGCAACTTGTATTATGTTTCCAAGTAATTTTAAGTATCCGCACAGAGTAGAACCTGTAACTAAAGGAATTAGATATAGTATAGTAGCATGGCTAATATAAAAGAATTTAAATATAAATTAATAAAAAATTTCTTTTTTAAAGAAGAACTAACTTTATTGAAAAAATATTGTGTTAATAAGTTAGACGAAGATTGGACTACAGATCCCATATCTCCATTTTCTCCTGCTTGGTACAAAGATGCATTAATGAATGCCATATTAGAATTAAAACTTCCTAAAATTGAAGAAGAAACTGGTTTACAATTATTTAAAACATATGGTTTTTGGAGATATTATCAATTTGGATCTATTTTAGAAAATCATAAAGATAGACCTTCTTGTGAAATAAGTGTAACTGCGTGTGTCCATCAAACAGAAATATGGCCTATACATATGGAAAATAACTGGATTACAATGGAAGAAGGAGACGCCATAATATATTTAGGATGTGACTTAGAACATGGTAGAAAACCATTTGAAGGAGATGGTTGTGCTCAAGTATTTTTACATTACGTTGACAAACATGGAAAATATTCAGATTTCAAAGATGATAATGAGTTTACAGTAAAACAATGGGAGATAGAAAATGGAATTAAATAAAAAAAGACATGTAGAATTAACACATCATATTGGAATTTATGATGGATATATTCCAGATATAGAATGTGACAAAGCTATTAATTATTTTGAAAAACAAAATGATCAAAACAAAGCATATGATAGACTGCAGTCTGAAAATGCTGATTTAAATTTTAAAAATGATAAAGCTATTTCTTTAAATGAACATGTAGACACTTGGTTTGAGCAATTTAAACCTTTATTAGTTAATTTTGATATAGCACTAAGACATTATCAAAATGCTACAGGTGTTTTAGCAGCATATGCAATAAGTGATTTTAAATACACTACTTTAAAAATACAAAAAACATTACCTACTCAAGGGTATCATGTTTGGCATTTAGAACATAGTGGCAGACAAGATGATGCTCGAAGAGCGTTAGTGTTTACTATTTATTTAAATGATATAGAAAAAGGAGGAGAGACAGAATTTCTTCATCAATCCATTCGAGTAAAACCCGTAAAAGGAAGATGTGTTATTTGGCCAGCTGCTTTTCCTTATGTACATAGAGGAAATCCACCATTAGAAGGAGAAAAATATATTATGACTTCTTGGTTGATGCTGCCGAATTAATTTTTTTACTTGTTTCCCAATCTGGATCTTCGATAATATTTGCAACTAAATTATATCTAGTGGAATCATCTGTTACTTCAGGAACTCCATGCAAAATATATGGTTCAAATATATAGTAAGAACCTATTTGTGGTTTGATAATTATTTTTAATTCTGGAACAAGAAGTGGACTTCCTTCTGTTAAATATAAAATTATGTGATGGGACGTATGTGTATGCATTTTTACATGTTCACCTTTTACTAATTCATTTCCCCATGCATGTATGATTGGTTTATTTGTGTACCATTTTTCTTTAATAAATAGAGGATTTATGTTTTGATGTTTTTTAACTATATAGTTTAAAAATCTTTGAAATTCTGGTTTATCATTAAAAAAAGTCCAGTCAGTCATTCCTCCTTTTACATTTGTTTCGCCTCTATTTTTAATATTTGTTTTAATCATAGTAGTCATATTCATCATATCTACTACATTATCATAAACACCATGAGATATTTGTGTGGTTTTTGGATAAGTTACCATAGTGCTGTAAGAAAAATTTTCTTCGTCTTTAATAGGATCTATTATAATCATATATTTATTTTATATTTAAAAGTTAAAACCATTCTTAAGTCATTGACGTCTCTTCTTACATCTCTAGCACAATGAGGATGTCCTCCATCAAATACTATTACTCTAGATGGTTTAGGAATTATACTTTTAATGATTTCATTTTGTGATTGATTAAAAAAAACAGTTTCTCCTCCGTAATCTATTTTCCAATTATTATTTAAATAAAACATAACTGTAACGCCTTTTGCTATTTCATCTCCGTAATCTGTGTGTACCTCATGTACTGTTCCAAATGGATTTGCACTGGCATATACCGTTTCTTCTTTTAAAAAATCATATATATTTAAATTTTTTAAAATATTTTGTGATATAGTTTTTAATGTACTTTCAATTTTATTCTTAAAATTTAAATTATAGGTAAATTTTCTCCAGTTAGATTTATCTTTTGCAGAACCTAAAAATCTCCATGGAGCTATATCTCTAAAATAAAAATAAAAATCATCTGTATTTTTTTTATCATATGTATTATCAAATACATGAAACATATCTTGTTCTAGTTCATTGGCAAAAGAAATAATAGAAACTTCTTTGTTTTCATATCTATTTTTATTAAAAATATAGACTAATTCTTCTGCTTTTTCTCCTATTAAACTTTTAATTACAGATCTATCTATTTCTGTTTTAATTGTAAAAAAATCATTTCCATAAATAGAATGAAGTAATCCTGCAAAACAAATATCTTCGTGACAATCCCATTTTCTTAAAATATTGTATGTTCCTATTAAATGATTAAATAAGTTTGATTTTGAGTGGTTTATACAATTTGCTTTTTTTTGTATTAAATAATTAATGCATTCTATATATTTATTCATATTAGTGACGTTGTTTTAAAAGCTAATGTTATTCTTGGTATATTTTGTTTAGGAGCGTTTCCTCTATGCATCTTTTTAGCATCAAAATAAATCAATCTATTAAATTTATATTCTATTTTTTCTTCGTCTTTTATTTCAAAATGCCCTTCATCTAAATTTAGTCCTTTAGATGGCATATATAAAAAAGTGATATCCCCATCATCTGAATGAAATGTACCTTCCATATTTTGGTACTGAAGATTAGTATAAACTCTTAATACTTTTACAGGTTTAATAAAATTTAATTTATATATTATAAAATTAATTAATGGATTCATTGGAATAACACCTGCTAAAAAAGTAATACTATCTTTATCTCCTTCAATAGATTGATGCGCTGGACTATATAATATTCCTTCTAATAAATAAGTTGACATAAAGTCAGCTAATTGTGGTTCTAGCCAGTTGTCAATTACAGTAGTAGTTATCTCTTTATTCTTCATATTTCTGCGTTTACTTTACTATAAACCAGTATATAATACAAGGTATGCCATTAACAAAAGTAGCATTTAAGCCAGGATTCAATAAACAAGAAACAGCATCAGGAGCCGAAGGGCAATGGATTGATGGTGATTTTGTAAGATTTCGCTATGGACAACCTGAAAAAATAGGTGGTTGGCAACAATTAGTTTCTACTACATTAGCGGGACCAGCAAGAGCACAGCTTACTTGGACAGCTATTGATGGAAAAAGATATGCTGCTATTGGAACCAATAAACTTCTTGTTATTTATTACGAAGGAGATTTCTATGACATTACTCCTTTAGGAACAGCTAAAACAGGATGTACTTTTGATTCTACTACAGGTTCTTCTACTGTGACTGTAAATAAAACAGGACATGAATTATTAGTTGGAGATTATATTATATTTACTTCGGTAACATTACCTGGTGGAGGAGTTACAGGATATGTGGCAGCAGATTTTACAACTAATCCATTTGAAGTTATAGATAGAACTTCAAATACATTTACTATTACCATGCCTTCCAACGAATCAGGAAGTGGTATGTCCGCAGGAGGAAGTGCAACCGTAACTCCGTATGTAACTGTAGGACCACCTTTTGAAACTTATGGTTATGGTTTTGGAACAGGAGAATGGAATTCTTCTAACTTTGGTTGGGGAGATGAAACCGATACAGCAGCAACCGTGTCACTCGATCCTGGCAACTGGTCTCTAGATAACTTTGGACAAATTTTAATTGCAACTATTCATAAAGGTAAAACATATACTTGGGACCCATCAGCAGTAGATAGATTAAATGTAAGAGCTACGGTTATGTCAGGAGCTCCTACCAAAACAGCTCAAACATTAGTATCCGATAGAGATAGACATTTATTTCATTTTGGAACAGAAACTACGATTGGATCTTCTTCTACGTTTGATCCAATGTTTTTTAGATTTTCTAACCAAGAAGATTATAACATCTATACACCTACTGCAACCAACACCGCTGGATTTATTAGATTAGATACTGGAAATAAAATTATAGGTGCTATTCAAGGAAAAGATTATGTCTTTGTTTTGACCGATCAAGCAGCATATGTGGTTCAATATGTAGGTGCACCTTTTACTTTTTCCGTTAGACAAGTAGGAACAAACTGTGGATGTATTGGCCAACATGCAATGGTATATGCACAAGGAGCCGTGTTCTGGATGGGATATGGAGGAGGTTTCTTTATGTTTGATGGTACGGTAAAACAAATTCCTTCTTTAGTAGAAGATTATGTATTTAAAAATGGTGTAACTGGTAATCCAGGTATTAATTATGATGCAGGAGAAATTATATACGCAGGTCATAATAGTTTGTTTAATGAAGTAACTTGGTTTTATCCAAGTCAAACATCACAACAAATTAATAAATCCGTTACTTTTAATTTTGCAGAACAAACTTGGGTGACTTCATCGTTGGCAAGAACCACTTATGATGATGCACAAACTTATGATTTACCTTATGCGACTAAATATAATAGAACCGGAACACCCACGTTTCCTACGATTAATGGTGTGACTAATTCTAATGGAGCAAGTACTTATTATGCTCATGAAACGGGAACTAATGAAGTAGATACATTAGGAAATGAAACAGCTATACCTGCTTTCATACGATCAGGAGATTTTGATATATCCGAACAAGGAATGGCAGGAGATGGCCAACTTATTATGCGTGTTAGAAGGTTTTTACCAGATTTTCAAAATTTATCCGGTAATGCAAAAGTAACTTTATTTATAAGTGACTATCCATCAGAAACACAACGAAGTGCTTCTACTGGACCCTTGATTACTGGGCCATTTACCGTTAGTACTTCTACTACGAAAGTAGATACGAGAGTTAGAGGAAGATTAGTAAGTGTTAAAATTGAGAATGATGCTATTGATCAAACATGGCGCTATGGAACTTTACGTTTAGATATTGAAGCAGGAGGAAGAAGATAATGGCAAAGATCACAGCTTATGTACCAGAACCAACTCCAGAATATAATCCAGATAATCAACGTCAAGTATTACAAGCTTTAGATACTACTAAACAACAATTAAATACTTCGTTTCAAGAAGATATAAAACAAGAGATGCAACGATTTGCATGGTTTAATATGAGGTTCGGTTGCTAATGAGTTGTAATAATGTCAATGTAGAACCTACAGTAATTGGCGGTGGAGATGGCTCTACTGCTTATGATGCATTTGGTAGATTAAGAGTTTCAAATCCACTTACATTATTTGACAGTAAAAACATAATGTCCAAGAATGGTTTGTATGATGAATCTTTAACGGGATCAGGAACAGTTACTTATACAGCAAATAAATCTACTGTTAATTTAAATGTAACTACAGCTAGTGGTGATAAAGTTATAAGACAAAGCAAAAGAGTTATGTCTTATCAACCAGGTAAATCATTATTTAATTTAGATACCTTTGTAATGGCAGCAGATGATGCAAACTTAAGACAAAGAGTGGGAATGTTTGATGCTAACAATGGAATCTTTTTTGAAAAGACAGCATCTACTTTATATATTGTAAGACGTACTTATACATCAGGAGCTTCAGTAGATGATCCAATTGCACAATCATCTTGGAACGGTGATAAGTTAGATGGCACAGGACCTTCTGGATATACGTTAGTTGAAACCAATGCCAACATCTTATTTATGGATTTTGAATGGTTAGGAGTAGGAGCAGTTAGAGTTGGATTTGTTATTGATGGTAAATTCATTGTTGCTCATACTTTTAAAAATGCAAATAGTTTAACTACCGTTTATATGCAATCAGCAAACTTACCCATAAGATATGAAATAGAAGCAACGGGAACATTATCAGGTGCAGCAACACTACAACAGATTTGTTCCACTGTTATGTCCGAAGGAGGTTATTATCCAGATGGAGTATCTCAACTTATTAGAACTGCTGATATTGCAACAGGTGTTAACTTAACAACTGCTAATACTTTTTATAATTTAGCAACCATTAGAATTAAATCTGGTAGACCTTATGCGGTTATAGTTCCATCAGGTATAGATGTATTAAACATATCTAATAACGATTTTGAATTTGGTTTATTTCTGGGAGCAACTCCATCTTCTCCATTTAGTTATACTAGTTATAATGATAATGTAGAATATGATTTAACTACAGTTGATTTAACTTCTATTGGAACACAAACTGCTTGTGGTTATTTAGGAGGAAAAACTGCTCCATCTGTTTTTGGTGGTGCTGATTTTATTAACTGGGCATATCAATTAGGACAGACAATTGCAGGTGTTTCTGATGTATTAACTTTAGCTGTACGTTCTGGTTCTAATAATGGTAAATGTGCAGTACAACTTAAATGGCTTGATTTAACATAATGGCAAATTTTTATAAAAACGCATTCTATGATCCGACCGTTACTACTGCAACAGTAGTATATACTTGTCCATCTAATGCAAATGCAATTATACAAAATATTCAACTTACCAATACTAGTGGTTCCAAAAATGTTGATGCATATATTATTGATGCAACAGCGGCTACTACTTATCCTATTGCTCATGCAGTTATTAGTGGTCCTACTATATGTAATGTTGCAAAAGGTCCTATTGTATTAGAAGAAAATGATATCCTATTACTTGCATCTTCCGATGTTTCTGGTATAAGTGCTGCCATAGCAATACTAGAAATAAATCGAGAAGATACGAATGGATAAAGACATACCAAAAATTAAATGCGACACGACGCATACTTTTAGAAGTATTTCTACTAATAAAACTTATTCTACTAAAGAAGAATTCTTACAACATCATGAAGAACAAGATCTAGCAATAGATACAACCGTGATAGTAACGAATGAAGGATTAGAATTATTAGAGAAAATAATGGGACAGAAATGAAGCCAGCAGGCGGAACCGAATTACAACATTCTTTTTTAGAAAGACATGTAGATAAACAATTATTAGATCAAGTACAGATATGTACCTCTATTCCAGGGAAAGTTCCTTTAGATCCTAATAAAGTAAATATCTTATGGCAGAAGAATTCTTACGATCAACCTAACTTACAACCTTTCTTTAAAGATAAATCTAATCATCATCAATATGATTGGTATGTATTTAATTCACATTGGAACTATGAAAAATTTAGAATGGCTTTTGATATTCCAACAGAGAAATGTGTGGTTATTAAAAATGGAGTCATTCCTATAAAACCAAGAAATCTAGAATATAAAAAAGGAGATCCTATTAAATTAATATTTCAACCTACTCCATGGAGAGGATTGAATGTTATTCTTGCAGCTATGCAATTAGTAAAGAATCCATTAATTACTTTAGATGTATATTCTTCTACACAAGTGTATGGCGATGCATTTAAAGAAGTAAATGATGCTGCTTATCAAGGACTCTATGAACAAGCTAAACAATTACCAAATGTAAATTATATTGGATATAAACCTAATGATTATATCTTAGAACATTTACACGAATATCATATTTTTGCTTATCCTAATATCTGGGAAGAAACCTTTTGCATCTCGCTGCTCGAATGTATGACTGCAGGACTATACTGTATTACAACTGACTATGGAGCATTGTTTGAAACAGGAGCAGAGTTTCCAGCGTATATTCCGTATCAAACATCTTTTATCAACCTAGCACAAAATTTT